TAAATGTTTTCTCACCATTCTTAAATCTTACTGATGGAACAGGTGTTGATAATGGATCTCTAAAGAAGAATGATCCTTGCAAACTACCTACATTATCAGAAATTAATCTTATGTTTGATACGGTTGCGGTTGCACCACTTGTTTTACCAACCAACTTGATTCCATTTTTAATATAACCAAAGAATCTACCTTGTGCTTCTTCAGTTAAAGATGCAATATCCACATTAACAATTGTTGATGATGCAGAATAAGTAGTCGCTAAAGTTACTGATGTATTATAAGGATTTGATCCAAAAGTTGATGACGGTGCTGATATACTACCTGCTTTATGATTTGGTTGGCATGTTCTAAATGAAATTAATCTATTTGTGCCCTCAAAACCTTCTACAGTTTCATTAATCTGGAATACACCAGAATTCATTGTAATTTCAATTAGTTTAGGAATAATATCTAATCCACTTGAACTATCGAAGAAAGGATAAAATCTTGTATTTGATTTGATACTTGATGCATTAAATCCAACATTTCGTGAACGAATATGTGTATCTGGTTCACTACTTACAAGAACTTGTGATGTGAATGTGTCTGCTCTATCACCAAATACAGTTCTTGTTCCATCACTTAATATTATATTTCTTGTCCATGTATCTGCACTTGGATTTAGCACCACACCACCCTTAAATACAATCTGAGCAAATGGGTTTACATTTTCAACTCTTGATGCTAATGGTTGATTTAATAGTATATCTTCTTCATAATCTAGTGTAATTAGATCACCAGTCTTTTTAACTCCTGAGTCTAATAAAGTTAAATCTGAAGAAAAATCAGCAGTTGTTGAGTCAATTGATGGATCTAAGGCTAATTCTGGTTTAACTGAGTAAAAATCAGTTGGTACAATCAACTCTTCTTTTGCAGAATCAACATCTGATTTGCAATCAGGGTTTGCTAAATCAAATAATGAATTATTTTTAAAGTCATCTACGAAGAATCCAGACTTAAATCTTGATAGTCCATCAGCATCTTGAACTTGGAATGTTTTTGTATCAAGTTCCAATAAACTTAATGATGTTATTTCTTCCAAGTTAGAAACTCTATCTTCAATTTTACCAATATCTCTCATGGTAAATCTACGATTATCAACTACTGTAATTACAACATCATCTACATCATATAAGTATGCTGGCATTTCAATCGTTGCGACTGTCATACCTGTTTCGATATCTTCAGGAGTCACAGAATTTTCTGATGAAATACCTTTTATGATTTGAAATTCACCTTTAGTATATGCTTGATTAATATTAGCAGATGGATCAAGTATTAACTTATCAGTTCTTGGAAGATAGAAACTATAACCAATCTTTGATGCTTCATTTGGAGTAACAACTAATGTAGGATTGACACCTGCAGATGAGAAGTTTCTACTACTAAAATCAAATGGTGATGAAGTTGTAGCAGTAAACTCTGCAACTCTTGGTCTGAAATCTAAAGTATCAGTGGATCTAATACCATTACCTAAAATTGGAATATCTTTTGAATATCTTTCTTCATCATAAGATCCAACTGTATAAACATCACCAGTATCATTTGATGGTACACTATAATGATTAACGACAACTGTAAGTCTACGATTTGGAACTCTTTCACCAGCATTTCTTACGATTCTTGAATAGTCATAGAAACTCTGTCTTTGGCCTTTATCTAGTGTATAACTTGAAGTTACATTTAAGTAAGATCCCTCTGTAATTCCTTGTAAGTTTGTAATAATATTTGATTCTTCAAATGTAACTGTTTCTCCAACTCTAAATTTATTTTGAGTTAAATATGCGATCTCCACAATTGTTGCAGAAACACGATCAGTAATCTGTGCAATCGCACCACTTGTTGATCCAATTATTTTCTCCCCTAATACTGACGCTGTATTAAGTGCCAATCCACTTACAAATACAAGACGATCTAAAACAGGGTTGATTGTTGTAAGAGATTCAAAAACACCAACAATATTCACAACATCAGGAATATTGAGTGATATAACCTTATCTTCAACTCTTAATCCAAATGCTGCTGTATTTTCTGTAAGTCCATTTGCTGTTGATATTCCAGAATTTGTTAAAGTTACATTTATTTTTTTACTTCTATCAAATGATTTTTGTTTAATTTTAATATCATTCTTACGAACAGTTGCATTCACAACAACATTTGATGCAGATGCAGTTGTTAAATTTTGTATTAGTAAAGTTTGACCATTATTTGATACAGTTACTTGATCAGATGTTAATGGCTCTATAGTTCCATTTGTTGAATGCACTGAATATCTATCTTCATCAAAAGTTTCAAAGATTGCACCAGACCCTAAATCTGTATCTGTAATATTTGCAGAAAATACACCAGTTGCACCAATGGCCACACCTGTAATTTGTGTCTTGACTGATAAATCTGAGTTAGTTAATGATACATCTGAAACATTTTTATTCTCAAGTTGTGCAAATAATCCATTTCCTTCATCTTGTATTACTGGAATTCCTTTTCTAATACCTGTTGGTGTGTTACTTTGTAAGACAGTTCCTACGGAAACATTAGAAACACTAGTTGTTGCTACTAATGTGACTGATTTCAAATCGGCAGAAATAGCACTTACACGGTTAAATACAGGTGATGCATTACTGGTTAAATTAACAATAATTATATCATTAACTTTTAGTGATCCAAATGTTTTTCCAGCACATGTCAATATATTAGATCCATCCACATTAACTTCATCACCAGGCCCCAATTCTCTTATTGGAGATTGTTTAAGAACCAAATCACCACTGAAATCAAATGCAAACCCTGAATATACTGAGGAATCCTGATAGACTGATTTAATATCTTCAAGTCTATGTGCTGTGACTGTCTTAATACTTCGAGCAACCGTAGTTAGACCGTTAATTCTAATTTGTTCACCAACAATAAATGTTCCTGATGTGTCTCTTAATGTGATAGTCGCACTATTACCACCAGCAGATTTTGCAAAACCAGAAGCACCACTACTCAATCCTTCTACAAACGCAGTATCTGGTAATTCTGTAGATGATACTGCAGTATTTAAAACTAAGGATGTATATGTCTGAACATCAATAAGATATAGATCAAATTTAGTAGACGCACCAGAATATGCAGCATCAGTATTCTCAAATGCATAAATCCTTGCGGATCCTATTTCTGTTCCCGTAATTGCAGTAGCATTCGCAGTTGTTTTTCTTTGATTTGATAATTTGATTTGATTATCAATATTAATTCCTATCTTTGGTGTTCCGTTTACATTGTTAATTTGAAATTTATTTCCAAACTTAAATGGTACAGAAGATAATTCTATTTCTTTCTTATCTCTTGGTTTTTCAATATCTAATATTGTACTTACAGGTCTCTCAATATCATATCCTCTTACATATGCCTTTCCGGGAGATACTTTTAGTGCAAATAAATCATCAGTCGGTGTTGCACCTTGGTCAGTATTTTCTCCTGAATTAAATACACCTTCATTTGATATACCATCATTTAAGGATTCAGCAGGTTCTATTTTGAAGTTTCCAACTGAATAGTTACCAGATTCTTCGTATGTTCTCTTTGCAAAGTAATCTTTAATTAAATTATATTGTGTTTTATTTTGAACTTTCTTTAATTCACCGTCATCAAGACGCATGATTTCAATAAAATTCTTATCATTGTAGTCTGTTAGACCTTTTTTTGATAAAGTTGTAGATATTTTTAAACGATCTGCACCGGGAGCCGCGAAGTTTGAGAATCCTCTTGCATTATCATAGAGAGAATCATCATCATTTGCAGTTACTAATTGTTCTTCGATGAATAATCCAACTCTGTATGATGGTGTATTTGTATAAGGGTCAAGAACTAACTTATCAGCTGATACATTTACAAAATGTCCACGAATAAAGAAAACTCCATCGGCAATAGAAACTCTACATCCAGTTGCTGATGCGCCTATGTCAACTAAAGTTGCTACAGTATCTCCTGAATTAATTAAAGTATTTCCATATACAAGAGACTCTTGTATTAAAAGATTTTCACCATCTTCTAAAAATTTTGAGGTATTATCGTTTCCTGCATCAAGATATTTTACAAAAAATGTTAAATCTGTAATTCCTGTAGCATCATTTGGTAATGAATAATCATCAATTAATATTTTGATACCAGTGCTTTGTCCTTCTAATATTTTTCCTTTTAATTGGTCAACATATAATGATACTGGAATACCTAAATGATTAGAATTTAACTTTATCGAAAAATATTCTGAATCATATTGACTATTTCCGGGAATCACCATTGATCCCTCTTTGAACATATGACTACCGAACGATTCAATCTGATCTTGTAAGATAGATTGTAAAGTTGTTAATTCCCTTGCCTGAACAGGCTTACCCGGATTAAATAATACCTTATAAAAGTTACTATCCTTTGAAAAATCGTCGTAATATGGATTTATATTTAAATTAGTTTTCTGTGGCATTTTTTAGAATTCCAGAATGATTTTAACATCTTCTTTTTGTCTTGAGTTCCTAGTAATAGTCGCTCTATTGTCAATGTAAATTACATCACCCGACCCTTTATTTATCTCAGGTGTAGCAAGACCATTTGTGAAAGTCACTCCGAGTCCTACATTCTTTGAACTTACTGTGGTAATACCAAGACTGAATGTAGTTTCAATTGATCCACTAAATCCACTTGGCCCTGAAACTTGGTTTGTTGATGATTCAAATCCAAGAACTTGACCTGCAGTTGAAATACCAACATAATCTGTCTGATCAGTTGAGTTTCCAAAATACAATGATCTATCTTGAATATATTTCATTACTTTTGTTTCTGCATCAAATGATGCAACATAACCAACTGCTTTAAGTCCACTCCCCAAAGTTTGAGTGATTTTTTCACCAATTGCTGGTGTTGTACCATTTGTTGATGTGAATTTAAATGCACTTAATGATGAATAAGAATCACCAAAGTAAATTGATGTAGTTCCGATTGATGTTGGATTTTTAACCAACTCAACTTGAGCGAATTTAGTAGTTAGTGGGAAATCTTTATTATCTCCACCAAACCTTGCGTATACTAATACGCGATCAGTTCCTAGTTCTTCATATACATTATGTCCATGTCCCTTTGATGGAGGAATAATTGGTATTAGTTTTGCTTTTGTCGAAGCATTTGCATTAATTGAACCCAAGTCAACTAATCCATAACTATAACCTTTACCGCCAGAAGATACAACTGCGTTTGTTATTTTACCACTTACAACATCAACTACGACTTTACCACCAGTACCAT